AAGCACGGCAGGAGAAAAGAGCTAAATCAGAGCAAGAGCGTTTAAGTATGCTTGCTGAGAAACGTAAAGCTCGTATGGAGAAACTTCAACGAGTAGAACTTACTCAGAAACAAAAGACATTAAAAGATCTTGAGCATTTTAAACTGGCACAAGAACGTCGTAATAAAAAGAAACTTGAACGACGTCAAATGTACCTTTCTAAGGGTGGTATACAATTACCCAAAGTAAAGAACAAAGTGGAAATTCGACCTATTGTCGAACAACCAAAAAAACAAGATAGTAGTAAACATCGTTATATTGTGAGAACCCAATATATCGATCAACCATCTCTTACTGGAGATAGAGTTGGTGCTATTGTCTGTCTTCCAGATAAGTTAAAGGATATCGTAAAATATTCTTTCAACAAAATGATGGAAAAAGAATCTGATAAAGTGGTAGGATACTTTATTTATGATTCAGATAATCCTGAAGTATGTATCATGGAGATGGTTAACTCTAAATATCGAGAGATTGACGGAGTTACTATCACTCGTTTACAAAAACAGGATAAAACTGCAGCGTAAGCTGATATTCGTCTATGAAACAGGGGTGCGTCTGTTCAACGCACAATATAACACGTAAATAATCCGAAACTATAAGGGAAAAGTTGGTAGTCTATATAAGCGCTTATATAGGAACTTGGTTCGAATCCAAGACGTGTTACACAAATTATAGCTATGAAAATTAAAGACAAAACCTGTATAGTCTTTGATATTGAAGTTCTTAAGAACATATTTACTTGTACTTGTAAGAATACAGAAACAGGAGTAATTAAAGTATTTGAAATATCTTCTAGAAAAGTAGATATTCAAGATCTCCTTGATTACTTTACTCAGGATTGTTATTTTGTTGGTTATAATAATCATCACTATGATAATCCAGTATTGAATTATATCTTCTCATTATATAGAAAAAGATATTTTGAGTTTTTCAGTACAAGAGAAATAACAGAATCTATATTCAGAATGAGTCAAATTGTAATAGACAAAAACTCTAATTTTGAATTATGGAAAGAGTATAAATATACTAAGAATTTTCTATCAATTGACTTATTAACAATGTTGTTCTCTAAAGCATTACGTGTATCTTTAAAAGAGATGCAAGTAACCATGCAATACAAAAACGTAGAAGAATTTGTAGTCGATTGGAAACAAGATCTCCCAGAGAAGGATATGGATAGATTAATATCATATAATATTAATGATGTGGAATCTACTGAAGAACTTTTATATCGATGTGAAAAACTATTAGATATACGAGTAGAAACTGAAAGAGATTTTGGATTACCATGTTTAAGTCTGGATAGAGTAAATTTAGGAGATAAATTATTACAATTAAAGGTAATGCAAAAATCTGGTTTCACTAGAGATCAGTTAGAGAATATGAAATCTCCTATGGATCGTATAGATCTAGAAAAAGTTATTTTTCCTTTTATAAAGTTTAATACTCCAGTACTTCAGAAAGCATTGCAAGATATGAAAAATCAACACAATGTGTCTCCAGGTAGAAAAGGTTATATTAATACTTTTATATTTGGTGGAATGGAAGTAACTATTGGAGTCGGAGGTATACATGGTGACAATGGTTGCTGTTCAATTAAATGTAATGAAGATGAATTATTATTAGATTCTGATGTTAATTCACTATACCCAAGTTTAATTGCAGTATATGAACTATATCCACCCAAATTAAAATCCATTCTTAAAGAGGTATATCCTGAAATTATTCAGGAAAGACTAGAATTTAAGAGAACAAAACAAAAAAATAAAAATGAAACGTATAAGTATATGCTTAATGGAGTAACTGGGAAAATGCAACAAGAAGTATCTTGGTTATATGCACCATTTTCTATTATGCAAGTACGAATTAACGGTCAATTGCTACTTTTAATGCTTGCTGAGAGACTTTTAGATCTAGGATGTAAGTTATATCAGATTAATACTGATGGTATCTTATATAAGATAAAAAAGGACAAATATGATAAATTACAACAAGTACTAAAAGAATGGGAAGAGCTTACTAAGCTTACTCTAGAAACAGAACAATTTACTTCATTTTATCAGTTAGCAATAAATGATTATTTTGGAGTAGAATCTGATGGAAATATTAAGAAGAAAGGATTCTTTCTGACTGATATTGAATTAGGAAGAGGATTACAACCTAAAATAATACCCGAAGCAATTATTAACTATTTTGTTTATAATACTCCAGTAGAAGATACAATCAAATCATGTAGAGATATACGTAAATTCTTACAAGCTGAGAAGACTGGTAAACAGTGGACAGTTGAGTATAATGAACAAATTCAACAGAGAACTAATCGATTTTACGTTAGTAATAGTGGATATTACTTGTGGAAATGGAAATTAGATGAAACTGGAAAAAGATCATATCATAATATGCTAAAAGGTCATGGAGTAAAACTTCATAATCGATTATATTCTGATGAAGATCTTCAATGGAAATATTCTCAAGGAGAAACATTCCAGAGTATATATGATGTTGATTATCAATATTATATTACTCAATGTGTTAAAGTGATTGAACAATTAAAACCTAGACAGTTAAGCTTGTTTAACTTTTAACAGAAATTGGCAGAAAATAACAAATCTTTGACAAGCTTTTAAAATTTTTAAGAGCATGATCATTGAACTAGATACAAGTCTATTAGAAATAATAGACAATATATCAATTAATCAGTTAGTATTTTTAAGTCTTGTATTAGATAAGAATCAAAAATCCCATCAAGGTATCACACCACTTATTCGCCTGGTCAGTGATAGTGAAATACAAGACTTAATCGACAGAAATCTAATTCAAAAGAAAGATGATAGTAAAAAGTTAGTGTATAAACCTACTAAGGAATTAGTAGATAAATTAACTCCTAAAGACGTACTTTTTGAGCAATTTTATACATTATATCCAATAATGGTTAGTAGACCAGATGGAACTAAAGGCTTTCTTAGAAGTAATGTTAAGAAATGTAGAGATTATTATAACAAACTAGTTAAAGGCAACCCTGATCTTCACAATAGGATCATAACCGCTTTGAATTTTGAGCTTTCCGATAAAGCAATGACTGGTAAGCTTGGTTATATGAAAACTATGTGGAAATGGCTTACTTCACATGAATGGGAATTAATTGAAGAGCAAATGAATATTAACCAACCTGAAACTACTATGTTGTATGGAACAAAATTACGTTAATCCGCTACCGTTTAAACATATATCTACAGCTGCAAGTGAAGCTGTTACATATATACGAAGACGCAAAAACCATGAAATTGAACCACTTAAAAGTAGGTGGAATAAATTCAATGAAATGTGTTGTGGTGGGATTGAACCTGGTTGTGTTTATACAATTGTAGGAGCATCAGGAACTGGTAAGTCTTCGTTTGTAAATACGCTCGAAACTGATTTAATTGAACTTAATTCTAACAAAGAATTGGTCGTACTTTCTTTCTCATTTGAGATGCTTAGCCGTGCACAAGTAGGAAGAAAACTATCTAATAAGTTGCGTCAAACAACTACACAATTGTACTCAGCATCAGAAGATCTTTCTGATAAAGAACTTAACTTAGTTGAGGAGACTGCAGAATCTTTAAAAGATTATCCAATATATTATGTGGACGATGCAGCTACAGTACAAAAGATAGACGATACAATTACATATTTTCAAAATACGATTGCTAAGGATAAATGGTTAATAGTCATTTTAGATCATACTTTATTAGTAAATAGTGATAACTATAAAGATGAAAGAATGATTATATCTGAACTTGAAAGAGTATTTATCAAAGCAAAGAAAGTTGGTATGACAAGTATCATACAATTATCTCAGATGAATCGTAATATAGAAAATATTGATAGAATTAATAATCCATCGAGTCACTATCCGATGCGAAGCGATTTATCATCATCTGATTCTGTATTTCAAGGAAGTGATGTTATAGCGGTTTTATCTCGACCTGAAACTTTAGGTATCACCGCTTATGGTCCTCAACGACTACCTGTACAAAATAAAGTATATCTCCATTTTCTTAAAGTAAGAGAAGGAGAATTGGCAATACTTGAATTTGAGAATGACCTGAAATATAACAACCTAATTGAGTTATAGATAGGATTTTTATTAATCTTGGTTAAATAAAGGCGAATTATGACATACAAATATAATACAGTAAACAACACGGCAAAGAATAACACAAATCTTGACTATACGATTGATTTGAGTAAGTATTTTACGACAACTACTTCTTCTAAGAAGAGTGATTATACGATTAGCATTTTGGATAAGATTAAATCTATTTTCCCATGGGCTAACAAGAATGATAACAAGTATACAATTCTGACATTGGATAATGCTCCGTATGAGAATTATACAATTTTGGATATTACTCCGGAAGCATTGAATCTGGAATGGAACAAAGCGGCTTCTCGCTTGTTTGATTATATTTACTATACAGAGAATCCCTCCTATGATTTTAAGATTGGAGATATTCCAGTTAAGATCCACGGTAATTATATTCAAGTAGGTTCTCGATTGATTCCGAAGTTTACAAGTTCGTCATTCTTTAATGATCTTCCTAAGAAGGATCGTATTATTCTTTACAATATCTCAATGAACATTAATTCATTAGAAATTGCAGCGTAACTAACTTATAACAAATCTTTTCAGAATTTTACAAAATTTTTCAAACTATATCAAATTCTTTCAAAGTTTTCTGAGAAGTAGATAAACTAACATTATGATAGTATTACCTACTGAGAAAATTAAAGCAAAGGTGAGAAATCCAAGATTTCTTATCTTTTTTGGTAAACCGAAATCTGGTAAAACAACATTAGCAGCTCATTTAGAAAATAATTTAATTGTCGATCTAGAGGGCGGATCTGAATTTATTGATTGCTTAGCAGTACAAGCTAGAAATATTAATGATTTAGGTGAAATAGCTAATGCCATTAGACAAAAGAATAAAGAATGTAATGGATATTTCTACAAATATATCACGATCGATAACGCAACACGTTTGGAAGAAATTACGTTATCATATGCTCTCACTTTATATAATCAAACTCCGATGGGGAAGAGTTATAAGGGAGATGTACGATTACTGCCGCAAGGCGGTGGCTGGTTTTATGTAAGACAAGCCGTACGTAAAGTATTAGATATGTTTAGAGAACTTTGCGAAAATTTTATCCTGATAGGTCATACTAAGGATAAACTTGTAAACAAAGATGGTGAAGAACTTTCAGAAATGGAATTAGACTTAGCTGGAAAGTTAAGTAATATAATATGTGGAGAAGCAGATGCTATCGCATATATTTCTAGAAAAAAGAACCAAACCATTGCATCCTTTAAAGGTGGGGAGAATATTACTATTGAAGCAAGAGCTCCACACCTAAGAGGTCAAAATATTGTTATCGCAGAAAGTGATGACGAAGGAAAAATCTCAGTATATTGGGATAAAATTTATTTGCCAGACCAAGAATAACCAAAACATAGAAGAAGATGATTTATAGTTCACAAAGAGCACAAGCTATCCAGAAAAAAGATATTGCATATTTAGCAGCTGGTATCCATGACAATGTAGTATTAGAATCAATTAGAGTAGATAAGTCTCTCAATGGTAATAATTTTATTGAGTTTAAATTCGTTGCAAAAGATGGTAAATTTATGACTCATACAGAGTGGGAACCGTCTAAATCAGACAATATGTCCGATGAAGATTTGCAAAGAAAATGTGATAATCAGTTTGCAAGAATTGACCAGATTCTTGAATGTTATTATCCAAATCCTGAAGATAGAGTCTTTAATGGCGAAAGCTTTAAGGAATTTATTACTTGGGTAGCTGAAAAGCTTAACAATGCAGATAAGTCTACATTGCTTCGTATTAAAGTAGTATATAATAATAGTGGTTATACTACTCTACCGAAGTATGCAAAATATAGATTTATTGAACCGATGACGATTGTTGATAAGAATGAGTCTGTTATTGTCAAGTTGAATATTGATCAATTTGAGAAGCCAGTAATTGCTGATCTTGAACAATCGAATCCAAATCCACTATTATCTAATGATTCATTTACCGTAATAGATGGAACTTTAGATAACACAAACAATGCCGATCCTAACGGATTGCCATTTTAAAATATAATTCTATTTGCGCAATAGAACGAAGACTTCTCACGCTTAGCATATTGATAAATACTTCAATGATAGCGCACCAGGAGAACCAGATCGTAGGCTGGCACTGACCACACAGGGGGTATTGTTAAAGGTGGAGCAATGTCTAATGGTTAGATTCGTGGGGATCGTTACCCCACATTGCACTTATTCAAATTTATATCATATGTATGACTCTAAAAGAATTAAAAAACAAGATAATCCTATTACTTTGGATTATATCTTATCAAAAGTCACAGAATATGATATTTATGCTAGATATCTAGGACAATTTAAAGTTGGATTTATTTATAATAGTCCATTCAGAAAGGATAAGAATCCTTCATTTGGAATATTCCGAAGTAAGAAGACTGGAAAATTACTATTTAAAGATCATGGTAATGGAGAATGCGGAGATGTAATTAAATTCGTAGAGTTATATACTGGTATAACTAATTATAATGATCTACTAAATCAAATAGTAAAGGATATGCAAATTACTAAT